GTAATACTTGGTTGCTCCATTGGGCCACCAACGGTAGGGCCACTAAAGCCTAGCCTGTCGCCGCTGTCGTCAACGTAATTATCAACGGTTGGCGCATCGTACAAGCCTTTCTCACTAGCTTGAAACTCCTGCCTAGCCACATCCATCGCCGCATTCGCAGGCGCAAGCTGTGAAGCCTCGTAGGCGGACATACCTGCGTTGGCTAACCTTCCAATGTTGAACGCCGTACCAACACCGGGAATCATACTAAGACCAAAACGCGCCCCTGGCGACATATTGTTATAAAAATCCCGAAAGCTAGACCTATCTTGCGCTGGGCCTAGCCCCATTGGGCCAGATGGCGGGGCGTTACCAACGCCTTGATAGCCCTCGCCACCCATCATGTTCTGCCGCTGACGTTTACGCAGCATCTCGTTGAAAGCATTGAGGTAGTACATATCAGGTTCCTACTGCGTCATGGCGTTTTGGTTCTGTTGCGCGGGGGCAAGGGCGTTAACTGCTGCGCCTGGCGGTATTTTACGTACTAGATTAGCAACACCCTTACTTGCCTCGTTAATTGACAATTGCTTGGCTTGTCTGGCTTGCGCCCTACCAACAGCGGCGGCAGCAGTGGCAGAGTTTGACAATTCGTTTGCAATCTCAACCGCTAGTTTTGCGTCAATGCGTCCCTCTAATTTACCTAAAACTGCATTTGCAATTGACCACACTTTATTGAGCGGGAACATATGCGGGGTTGTCTGTTCACGAAACAGTTTAAGCGCAGACGTTTGGCTTTTTGCGCCTTGTGCGGCTAGTTCCTCAAAGGTTTTGCCTTGCGCCAATTGCGTTTGAATGTCTTGAACCACTGCGCGAACCTGTGGCAAACCTTGAGTCATTTGACCAAGGCTTCTGCTGGACTGCGCCTTAACGCCTAGCTGGCTTCCTGTTTCCTCAATCAACTTTGCCACTTCAGCGGCGTTTTTTGCCATGTCAAACGTGGCCTTGGCAGTCTTAGGGTCGTTTGCCCTAAGTACCCGCATGATGCCCTGTTCATTGTCAACCAGATATTTCAGCGGGTCAGATGCTTTGCCAGCATCTTGCATCACGCCACGCGCCAATGAGGACTTGGCTGGCGCATCCATGCGCGACAAGGCTTGACTTGCTGTTTCCGGGCTGCTGACAATGGCAGAGCGCAGCTTGTCGGTTTGCTTGAACCCTAGTGTGGTGGACGCCAAGTTCAGCGCTTCGTCTTCAGCTTTGAATGCTTCTGCTACTTTGCTGGGGATTGCTTTGCCTTGCGTTGTCAACGCTGTTTCAGCGGCGGTCAGCCCTTTGACTTGATTACCAATTTGGTTCAGTCGCGTAGACATACCCAAGCCTGCGTTGTCTAAAGCAGCAAGTTGTCTTTCGTTAGTAAACATAAATGCAGCGTGCGCTTCAGGCGTAGCCGCCCTGCCGCCTGCAAGAACCTCTTGCCGGTACAAATCTTCTACGCCTTTTTTCAGGCCTTGCATGGCCGCAGGGTCTTGCTTAAACGATTTCAAGAATTGCAGCGCATCGCCTTCACTAGCCATTGTCTTGCTGACAATATCACCAGGCAACAGCATGGGTTGATTTAGGGTGCTGGTGCGGGTAAGGTTGGACGGTTGACCTGTTCTAAAAACATCAACTATTCTTTCTTTGAACAGCGTATTAGCGTCTTCAAACAGTGCTTTGGCTTCAGGCGAAACATCGCGTTTGATAGCAGTGTTAAGCGAGTCGTACAGTTCGCTTAACCTAGCGCGGGTTATGTTTGCGCCAGATTCGTTTGACCCCTTGAGCGCCGCCCGGTCAATGTTTATCGCCTGCCGTATGGCGTGTGCTTCCTCAAGCGTAACCGGCGCGGGAGGTACGGTCATTTTGACGGGGACGCCCTGCACTAAAGACTCAACTTCTCTTGGCCCATATCGTTCAAGTAGGGCAGCAGAGTTAGGGGCAAGTCCTTTCAATTGCGTCAACAGTTCGCCGCGCTGCCCTTTAGCAACGCCAGCCAAACCGGATAGGTTGATGGTGGCTTCAGGGGCGGCGTCAAAAGCAGCGCGGTATGCGGGGCCGGTAACGGTTGTTTTGGTGACGTCTTCAATTGCTTTAGTTGCCGCTGCCAATGCTTCACCAGTTTTTAACTGGCTGACGTTGGCAATGCCACCCTCAACGCCTTGACGTTGCGCGGCCAGTGCTGCTTCAGCCGCCTGCTGTTGAGCGGTAAGTTGGCCGGTCATGGCTGCTTTCTGACCTTGCAGCGTTGCGGCCTCACCGGCAAGTGCCTGCTTAACAGCGCGGCGAGGCGCGGTAGGAGATGCGGTTGCAACAGGGAGGTTTTGTTGCGCCAGCATATTCACGTTTTGAGATGCTGCGGCAAGCTGATTAGCCTGGGTGGCTTTTAACGCAGCGTCCAATTCGTTGTAAAGCATTTGCGTTGCGGTAGACGCATTCCTTGATGTTTTGGCAAAAGTTGCCAAACCAGTGCTTCCCGTAATGGCTGCTGCTTGATCTATGGTTTTGCCTTGCTCAAGCAAGGTTTTAACTTGAGCCATCAAAGCAGGGTCATTGTTAAGCGCCGCAGCAAGACCAGCCGTCTTCAGGCCAGACGGCATAAAAATGTCTTTTGCACCACCGACAGCCCGTGCAACCCTGGGCGCAATGTATTCAATGCCTTTGGTTATGTAAGGCATAGCCGCCCTACCGCCAACTTCCATTGTTGCGCCAGTGAGCGCTTCTTTTCCTACTCTCGCAGTGGCTTGCGGCAAGGTTTCGGGTATTGCCGTCCCACCAACTCGGCGCATTAGTTCATTAGCACCGGCATAGCCAACACCAGCGCCAGCAATAGCGCCAGGGACACTTCCGCCAAACCCGCCTAAAGTAGCGCCGCCCACCATGCCAAGCGCTTCAACGGTTGGTGCAATAAAAGCAGCTTGTTCAGCGCGAGGTTTTTGAGCCAATGACAACCCCATCTCAAATGGGGCAGTTAAAAGGTCAAAAACGCCTCGCTGCTTTTCAGGAGCAGCAGCGGGAACGGCAGCAGCCGACTGGTCGCCCATAAGTTTGCTGACATCGTACCCATTGGCTTGTAGTTTGGCTGTCAAATCAGCCTTACTCATGCCATCGGGCACGCCTTTAATGACTGTGCCATCGGGTAAACGAACGTCCATTATCGTAGGCTCCCAAAGTCAACTACACCCCCTGCTGCCGCAGCAGGCGCTGGCGCCACCCCTTCCGCTTCCATCGCGGTAGATGCAAACTGGCCTTTGCGGTCTTTCATTAAACGCAACACAGTTCTGCCTGCCTTTTTTCTGATTTCCCTCGGCAATGTTGGGTCAGCTAACTGACCAGCCGCTTGCTTATACGATGTTGTATCTGCGTTAGATTGTGGGCCTTCAAATCTAGGAACCATTTTTAACGCCATGTCTGCAATTGGTTGAAGTTCACCGATTGCAATCGCACCTGGCATAGCTTGACCACCAAAACCAGCAGCAAGGTCTATAAGGCGACCAGCGCCGCTACCGGTTGATTTATCAATTAAACCGCCGTCTTTTGTTGCATCTGTAAGTTCAATAATGGCACGGTCAAGGTCTAAATTAAGCTGTTTGCGTTGTAGCGCTGCTTTTTCTGCGGTAGCAGACGGTCTGCCTTTAACAGGTGCGCCAGCTAAAGTTGAAGGCGTTATTGCGCCGGTATCCATGTTGACAATTCCAAGGCTACCATCAGAAAGCGTAATCTGTTGTGTTCGTGGCGCTGGTTCAGGCCGAGGCGCTGCCGGGGGACGAATAGCAGCAGCACGCTCCTGCAAAAATTTCATGAACTGTGGGTCTTTTTGTGCGCGTTCAAATTCAACAATGCTTGCTGGTGGCGCTGCTGCCGCAGGCGACAACCTAGCAACATCTTTATTTAGTTGGTCAATGGCAGCCTTAACTTGGGGCGTTTGATTCGCAAGCGTTGATAACCGTTGAAGTTGGGCCAACTTGGTTTGCAGTTCGCCTGATACTGCTGGTGCAACCATAGCGTTAGCCATTGGCGCAGGCGCAGCAGGAGCCATAGCGTTGGCTTGAGGCATGGCCTGAGTACTACCCATAGCAGTGGCAAATTCTCTAGTGCTGGCTCGTTGTTTAAGCACTGCATCCAAACCCATAGCTTCGTCTTCTAGGTATTTTTGAAATGCAGTGGGTTCATCCGGAACTTCAGCTAAAGCCTGTTCCAACGAACCAAGACGGCTTCTAATTGGGCCAATGTCTGGGTCTGCATATTGCATCTGCACAACTCTACGAGCAGCAGCAGGGTCTTTTGAACGCAGTAGCGCGTCTTTGTAAAAAGCTAATCCTTGTGTGACTACCGCAGCTTTGGCAACCCGTTGCTTATCAGCCTGACCAGCGGCAAACTCCTGCTGGCGCATACCAAACTCTTGCTGTGCTTGGTCGGCTTTCTGCTGGGCCATTGCATTGGCCTGCATTTTCTCTTGGCCTTGTGAGTAGCCCTCAAAGAAATTTGTCGGGCCGCCTTGGTTAAGAAGTCCAAAATTAAGTGCCATGATTAGCGCCCCATGTAAGCAGGATCGTACATACCGCCGTACCCTGGCATTGATACCGGGCCTTGAGAACGCCCATAATTTCCAAACATATTGCTAAACCCACCAGACCCAAAGGCTTTTCCAATGTCGCCGTAGGACGATTGTCTAGCGCGTTCCCCAGCCAGCATAGCATTGGCAGTGTTATAGCCTTGGTTTTGCATGAGTGGGGCAGAGCCAGTTACAAGTCTTTCCCCTGCTGCGGCTGCTAGCGCATTGGAAGTTGGGCCGTAGCCAGCTACACCAGCGGCGGCATTTCGCGCAACGTCTTGTCTCCCATAGAAATCTTGGAGCGCCCGGCCATAATCTTGCGTACCCATGTCTTGCCCATAGCGTTGGGCGGCTTTTAAAGCACTACCAGAAATCAAACCGCCACGGGCAGCAGATTGCCGGTCAATTGCCCTTTGGCCTTCTGCAAGCCTAAACGCATAGCCTGGGTCAGTTCTAAAATCAGCCATCGTAAAGGGCCGAACATACTCGCCGCCTGCGGCTATGCCTTTGAGGTAGCCTGGAAGTGCATTGACGCCAGCCGTATAGTACGGTTGCTGCCTAGCAATGCTTTCATCGTACATCCGTTGTTGCAACGCCAAAGCACGGTCGCTAGACGCATTTGCAATCTGCGCCGCCTCACGCGCAGCGCCTGTTTGCCCACCGCCTGTAGCCTCGTCAAGACCGCCGCCAAGAGCAGCGCCAGCAAGCGCACCAGACGGGCCACCGAGAAAAAAGCCTGCTGCACCACCTAATAGTTGACCCCAACCCATAATCGTTCTCCTTGTTACCTAACCTAAGTCGCAGGAGTCTGCGCTGTAAGCAAACCGTTTGTAAAAGTCATGCTGCCGTCTGCGCCGAGTGCGGTCAGTTTAGCAGTCACGATTGTGGCGCTAACGCCAGCAGTGGAAGTGCCTGTCCCGCCATTGGCTATGGGCAGGATACCACTGACTTGCGTAGTTAGACTCACCCCACTCAGCGTCCCACCAAGCGTCAGGTTGCCTGCTGTGGTGACCGTACCTGTCAGCGTGATGCCGTTGACCGTGCCAGTGCCGCCTACGCTGGTCACCGTGCCAGCACCTAGGTTGGCCCTAGCTGCTGCGGCTGTCGTAGCGCCAGTGCCGCCGTTGGCTATTACCAATGTGCCTGCCAGCACCACCGCACCAGTTGTTGGGCTGCTGGGCGTAAACCCAGTTGTGCCTGCGCTAAAACTTAACAGGCCGCTAGATGCCACGGTTATCGTCCCTGCGCCGTTGGTCACAGTAATGCCAGCGCCAGCAGTCAAGGTGTTAAGCGTGTAGCCTGTGCCATTGCCAATCAGCAGTTGGCCGTTGGTTGGGATAGTGCCTAGACCCGTGCCTCCGTTGATAACTGGCGTGATACCAAGGCCAGAGCCGGTGATGGTGTAGACGTTGTTGAGCCAACGAAACCATTGAGTCGTGATCTGCCCGTCTTGGGTAAACATTACCCGTGGCGCAGGGATTTGGGTGACGTTTGCCATATCAACTTGACGTTGGACTCAACACCAACTCAGCACCCATGATGGCAATCTTTACCGGGTCAGTGCCGCTGACCTCGTAGACCCGATCTCTGGACGAACCAAGCCGCCGCCAGAACGTGCGGTAGCCGTACTCACCAATCTTGCCCATGCTTGTCCAATGCTCACTTGACCAAGTGTGACCGCTATCGTCGCTCCAGCGCAGCATAACCTGCGGGTCATAGCCTGGGGTGGCTGGAAATGACTCGGTGACAATATCCGCGCCGTCAATGTCTGGGCCAGAGTAGGCAAAAGTCACCAAGTTCTCACCCGGCAGGCCCAAGGATGGTTCGGTGATGATCTCAAGGCCCGACTCGGTTGCCAGATATTCCCAGTCAAACTCAGCAATCAGTTGGTAGCTTGGCCCTGCTGGTGGGACGTTTGCCAACTCAGTAAGGATGCCGTCAGCAGTTTGCTCTGGCGTGACGCCCAGCCCTACGCCTGTTTCAGCGTCAAGCTGCAAGGTGTGGTGGGCTGTGCGCTTGAGATTGTTCTGGCCTGACGGCAACGCCCTCCATGAACGCAACCACTTTTGGATGCCGCCGTTGTCTTCGTACACATCCAAGTCAAAGGCATAGATGTTGCCGTTAACGTAATCACCAACCAAAATCTCACTGTTGAACGCTATCTGGCAGTTTGACCTGTGGCGCATGAACAGGCCGTTGTCAAACCCAGCACGTTCGTGCCAAGCCTGCGTAGATACGTCGTAGACCCAGGTGGCGTTGCCAGTTGGGAATGTCAGCACATAGAAAGCATGGCCTTCTTGCTGGTAGGTGTAGGCAATGGCGTCAGAAATGTCGCCGTACTGGGCAATGGCAAACTCAATGGCGTGGGTGCTGACCCGAGTGCCGGTGTAGCCATTGGCCCGGTAAACGATGCCTTGGCCTCGCGCATCCGCGCCTAGCCAGAAGATGCCGTTGTCCAGCTTGGCAACAGAGAAGGTTGCAGCGCAGCCAATCTCATTGAAAGCGCCCTGGATGCGGGTCATAGGGAAGTCGGCAGCGCCAGAGTCGTACCAGACCTCGACTGAGTTAGTGCCAAACAGCCAAATCTGCCCGTGGTCAATGATCATGCTAACCAAACCGTCAGGCGAACCCTCGGCACTAGCAAAGTCAAGCGGGTCAACGGAGGATCCGTCCAGCAGTTGCGTTACCCAGAATACCTGGCTGTTTGGTTGGATGAAGACAAAGTAACCGTCCAAGTAGCCAACTACCAACGCGCCAGCAAAGTCAACGTCAGTGATCTGGGCAAAGACTGCCGTGCTGCTGTTGTAGATGTAACCCGGCCCATTGGCTGCAATGAACAACTGAGTGCCGTTGTCGCTCATGCTAACCGGGCCAGTGCCTGCTACCGTGCCACATAGGCAACGCCGTTAAACGTCCACAAGCCCCGTATTGGCCCTGTCCCAACCGTCACCAGCAAGTCAAGCCCAGGCGCTCGGTTCAAAAACCCGCCTGTCTCTCCTCCGTCTGGAACAATTTCTGGAAACAGGTTAACCATTCTGTTATCCGCAGCATTGACGCTACGGGCAACATAGGCCGAACCAAGGATGGGGGATTTCATTACGCAGCTACACCTTTGATAACCGCAAAGTTGAAGACCGGCGTTTCAGTAGTAGTGCCGCCAGTGGTGCGGAATGTCAGGTTAAAACTTCCTGCCGTTACTGCTGTCACCATCAAGTCGTACAGATCAGTACCTGACTTTTGATTGAGGATGATTACATCCGTTTCCGCCACGGTGCTGTTGGTCACGGTAAAGGTTGCCGCAGTCGTTGTTCCTGCTGCGCTAAATAAGGTGATTGCGCCTGTGGTTTTGTTCAGCGTCACGCCTGTTGTGCGGCTGGTTGCTTGGGTAACCGCACCGCCAGCGCCTGTTGCGTAGCCTACGCCTGCCGTGCCAGAGGATGTGACTGCACCAGTTACTGCTAGGCTTGTGCCAGTGGCTGCCCCGATTACTGGAGTCACCATAACCATGCTGGTCGATGTGCAGGCTGAAATGACGCCACTGGCAACCGTACCCAACGCAGGCGTCACCAATGCAGGGCTGGTGA